TTGGTAGGGCGCGCAGCTGTGGCTCGCGTGCTGAAAGGCTTCACGCGGGAAGGTTGCCGACGGCTTCGCTCCACGCAGGCGGGGCTGACGGTCCTCAACCCATCCCCCCTTGAAAGCAAGGAAAAAAGGGGGTTGCCTGGTGGTGACGTTGACGCGCCCAGTGGTCTTGGCGGGAATCGAACCCGCACCCCTCGCTTCCGTTGTCGAGCCAAAAGGCAAAAAGGGGCAAACCAGCTTCAAGACCATGTATTTGTTTCCGCGCCGACTCGTTCCCTTCACACGGATTGCGTTTACATGTGAGTTCCAACGCCCAAACCTGGTCATGGCAGCGCATACAGCTGCAGTTCTGCTCGCAGGCCGGTAAGTATCAATCGGCGCTATTCCCTATTCTTTTATTCACATAACAAGCGGAAACCGAACACATGTTCTATTTCCAGCGCCCACGGATGGCGTTGAACCAACCACGGAGGCCTGGCTACCTCAAGGGCTGTTTATGTCACAGTGACAAATAAATACAGGTCACGACACATACCCGACGACAAACACTTGGATAAGCTGCCCTGTATGGACGTCGGGACAGTTTTCACAATCATTGGATCCCTAGCTGGAGTCGCAGCCCTGGGCATGAGCATCATCGCCAAGCGCGACTCCAAGAACTCCAACGAGATTGCGAAGCGAAGCGAGCAACTTTCGGCCGAAGCCAACAGCATTTCCCGAAAGTCGAACCGCATCGCAATAGACGCGCGTCAACTCGCTAAGGAAGCGAATGCCATCAGCCTTCGAGCTGAACAACGAGACACTGAAATCAATGACGTCGTATGGAACTACAAGTGGATAAAGCCTGGAACCTGCAAGTTCACCAACAGTGGCGAGGATGAAGCACTCAGCGTCACCATCCACCTTGCTGTAGACGGGGACTACGTCCAGTCCGACCGGCGCAACGTACCCAGCGGAGGCACTATCACCCTCACGCACCCTCGCCTTACCGACGAGCTCACCCGCCGCCGCCAGGAACTGGACGCCGAATACAGGGACTTCGAGCGCCGACGCGCTACCGCTACCAGCATGTTCGACCTCACAGCCCTTGGCCCCGGCCCTTTGGAAATGCCTTACCGCGCCGATGTGCGTATCCACATCAAATGGCTCACCACACTCGGACAAGACCGCGACAGCCGCTTCAAGGACCTTGGTTGCAGTCTCGACTACTGATGAATCCACGGTTTCCACTTCGACTTCACTCCCCTACGCTGACTTCTTCTCCACCGACGGACCCCGCAGCCACTTCTTCACAGCCTTCGTGACCGCCTCCGCCCCGCGCGGAGTAAGCTTCAGCGACTGCTGCACCTCGCCATTAATCCGCGGTGCCTCATGACAAGGCACCAACCGGAACAGAGGCTTCTTTTCCGCATACGCCCGATACTGATAAACATTGACAATCTTGTTGCGCTTGTTTGACCAGCGCTTACCTTCAACCCTGTAAATCCATTTATGGTCAATCAGGATTTGACGAAGCGCGGACTCTTTAATCTCCAGCTGATTCGCCAAAGTCCGGAATTGAATAAGATCCTCGTCCGCCACAAACTCATCGAAGTAGCTAGCCTTCGGCTGCATTTCAGCGTTTACAGCTTCCAGTTCCCGCACTTGGCGGTAGGTGATTTGCAGAGCTCTCTGGACAAGCTTCGCCTCATCAAGCTCGCTCATCTCACCAGCCTGGTACCGCTTCTCACACTCAATGAAGTACTGACGAGCCTGCTTGCCCTTGTCGGTGCGCTGGATCATGGAAATTTCCTTCGCCATATCCAGACTGATGACATGGTTCATGGCTTCGCGCTCACGCCCGAGAGAGTCTTGTACCCGGTCAATTTTGACCGTGTAGTCTTTCCCCTCTTCAAATCCGTATGCGACCATACGTGGGAACCAGTGCCGATACTCGGCACCAACTTCCAGGAATGCGTGGAGGTCGCGGCCCATGACCGCCTGAACCCCACCGCTGTCCTGAATCGGAATCAGTTCTGACATTTGATATACTTCCTTTAGTTTCTTTTGGGAGCCCCGCCTCGTGCGGGGCTTTTCTTATGCCGCGATTGGTTCGCAGTATCCAGCGATAAAATCGCCGTCGCCCTGCAGCGTGGCGATATGTAGCGCCATTCGGGCGGTTACTGGAGCGCCAGCGCGCATATCTCCCAGGCGATCCACGGTCGTGCCGAGCGCCGCTGCGAGCTGTTCCTCAGTCTGCAAGCGTCGAGTGCGCATGATGTGGTCTAGCACGCCTGGGCGAACCCGAAAGCGTGGCGCCGAGATGGTGTCCATCATGGGGTTCCCTCCTCTGAAAGTTTCTTTCCAGCGCTTCCCTGCGCCAGTGATTTCATAGTGCCGGATTATCCGGCGTCTTGCAATACCGTAATTACAAGACACCCCTTGTTGCCACCCCCGCTATATGCAATATGCTGCACTTATTGCCACTTCCGGCAGATTGCAATATCATGATTTCCATGAGCAATACAACGAACTTCACCGCATGGCTCAAGGAATTGGCTGGCGATGACACGCAGAAAGTAATTTCCCAAAAATCAGGGATTAATGAATCGACCCTCTCCCGGCAACTGTCACGCGGAACCTTCCGCCCTGAGATGGTGATAGCGCTGTGCCGCGGCTACAACCGCTCTCCCGTTACCGGCCTTATCGAAACCGGATACCTCCGCGAATGGGAAGCCGAAGGAGTAGGAATCCCCTTCGCGCTACACAATGCAAGCAACCAGCAATTGCTCGACGAGATCATGCGTCGCTCCGACCCGGAAGCGCTGTACCTATTCGGAGACCCAACCGGCGAAGCCATCGACTACGAAAACATAGACGCACCCGTCACCAACCTCGACGCACACCGTTCGAACACCCAATCCGCCCAACCTGATACACATCTCAGATACGCCGCCAAACGCGGCAAGCCGGAACCGGAGGAAGGAGACGACAATTACGGAGACGGAGCTTGAGCAACTAGCCGAAACCCTAGGCATCACCGTCGAGGACGACCACCACGGGCACCTGCACCCCGGCGACCTCGGCGGGTACATCCACCACAATCGGCTAATCCTGCTCGACCCCACACTCGGCGCTGTAAACCGGCGCTGCACCCTAGCCCACGAGTTGGCTCACGCAATCCGGGGCGACACCCCCTCCGGTAGCCCGCATTTTGACGCCAGGGCAGAACGCGCGGCAGACCAGATAGCCGCCGAGCTACTCATCTCCCCCACCGAGTACGCCGCAGCGGAAACAATCTACGGACCACACACTGGGGCCATAGCCCGGGAATTAGGTGTCACTACCCACCTGTTGAAAGTGTGGCGGGAATTGTTCGAGAGGGCACGAGCATGAGTCAGGCGGTGTATCGGGGGTGCTGTTACAGCAGGTTTTGGGGTCAAATTTACCCCCATAGCGTGACCAAAGATTGAAAACGTTTCACCTTAACGCAGAATAAGAGCAGTCATAGAGGTCACCAAGAAAGGAACCATACGATGGCCGCCCACGCCACCAAACGAGCCTTCATCATCGCAGCCTGCGCCGCAATTCCGTTCGCCGCTGCCTGCGGATCAAACAACGCCCCCGCCCCATCAAGCAACAACATGTCGACCAGTTCGACATCAACGTCTTCGCCGTCAAGCACCACATCCACTAAATCCACCACTGATTCTCCGTCTGAATCACCAAGCCCAAAGAACAGCCCTAACCCCGCACTCGAGCAAACGACCGAACCTACCGCTTCACCCGGTGGAGGCGAGTCCACGTCGGCGCGCCCAACCGAGTACACCGAAGCCCCAGGTCAGGCAGAACCATCCGAAATGAATAAAACTGTGGCATCCTGCGGCGACCCCGCTTTACATGAGACCGGGACGACATTCTTCACCGACGGTTCGAGCGGTTGGACACAGCAGTGTGCTTCTCAGATGATGGCGCAGCAGCCGGCGACTACACCAGAACCAGCACCAGCCCCCGCCGCGCCGGCTCCTGAGCAGCAGGAATACTACGTAACCCCAGGGGCTTACTGCTCAGGTGGAGGAACAGCAGTCAGTAAGAACGGCGCACCTATGACCTGCTCCGTCGGCCCGGACGGCCAAGCCCGCTGGCGCTCTCAATAACCAAAGGAAACGCAATGACTTTCGAAGACCGCACTACACAAGCCCCCGCACGGAAGCCATTCTATAAGCGCTGGTGGTTCATCGTGCTGACGGTGCTAATCGTTCTCGCCCTCGTATTCTTCGGTGTGGTGTTATACGAGGCAAAGCGCATCGCCGGTGATATCGACGCCTCAGTCGAGGATTGCAAGGAACAGGTCATCGACCGCGCTAAATACCCTGGAGGCGCGAGAATCGTCGACTACGACGTTGAACATTCTCCTGTAGAGAATTCCAACCACGCTGTTCGTGTAACTGGTGAAGCTGACTTCCCAAATGGGTTCGGGACACCGGTGCGGATGACGTTTGAATGCCCAAACATCACCGTATTCGGCTCCGGCGGACACCTATTGCTCGATGTGTATGTCCACGAAAAGTAAGTCCGCCCCCTTCCTTATCTAGAAAGACGATTCACATGAACAAGAAACTCCTCGCAAGCGCACTATCAGCCACACTTATCGTCACGGCCTGCGGTGCTGACGAATGGGCGAGCGCTGAAGACGAACGCGATGCATACGCATCTCTTCTGTGCAGCCGGGCACTTAAGGATGACGCAGCGGCACAGAAGGTGTTTACAGAGATCCTTGCGAACAAAGATGATTACTCGCGTGCGGATTACAAGGCTGCGATGAAGGGGATGCTGCACCTGCAGGGCGCTGAGGCTATCGGCGGGGAGAACTTGGAGATTGATGCTGCTGGTGACGGGTCATGCAGTGGGTGGTTGTGGAATATGTACCGTGAGCAGAATTGGGATGATGAGGAGATGCGGAACTTTAAGCCGTCTGACGCGCGTGAATTGGGGCTGCTTGAGGATTAGCGCGTAAAAGACAGGGGGCGCTCGACCCGACACCAATTCAGGGAGCGCCCCGCAAGTGCCACTAGGAGCCCGGGGGGGGGTGGGCTACAACCAGCGACAAAAGGAACAATACCAATGGCCAGCATTAAGCGCTACAAGAAAGCAAAAGGCTACGGGTGGCGGGTGCAGTACCGCGCACCCGACGGCACAAGCCGCACCAAGCAGGGCTTCCGCACCAAAGACGAAGCACAAGCATGGGCGGATAAAAACTCCATCACTATGCGACATGGCACCTGGGCGCCGGAGATGGAACGTCGCCGCACCGTGCATGATCTTGGGACTGCGTGGCTGGCGGCGCAGACGCACCTCAAGCCGTCGACGTATCGAACCACTGAGTCGGCCTGGCGTGTGCATGTGGATCCGTACTGGGGTGGGTGGCAGATTGGTCGGATTAAGCGCTCCGATGTGCAAACTTGGCTGGCCGATTTTAGCGCTGGTGCGTCGACGGTGAGGAAGGCTCATGCTTGCCTGGCGCAGGTTCTCGATGTCGCTGTTGGGGACGGAGTGCTGGCCACTAATCCAGCCCGTGGTGTGCGCCTGCCGCGCAAACCGAAAGCGAAAAAGGTGTACCTGACCGCCGAGCAGGTCAAGACCCTAGCCACAGACTCCAAGCGCCCTGAGCTCATCTGGCTTTTGGCTACCACTGGGCTGCGGTGGGGCGAGGCCGCAGCGCTGCGAGTGCGTGATGTCAATGTTCTCAAACGGCGTATCAGTGTTGAACGTAATGCTGTCACTGTCGGCAGCAAAGTCATCATCGGCACGCCAAAGACGCACGAGCAGCGCACGGTAGCAGTGCCGAAAAAGGTTATGCGGATGCTCGAGCCACTGCTGAAAGACAAGCTGCCGGATGCGCTGTTGTGGCCGGCACGTGATGGTGGGCCACTGCCGACACCGAGTAAGCCGGATTGGTACTACGGGAACCTAGAGCGGGTCATGAAGGCTAACAAGAAGTTCCCATATGTGACTCCGCATGGCCTGCGGCATGTGGCCGCGGGGTTGATGGTGGGGTCTGGCGCGTCGGTGAAGGTTGTGCAGTCTCAGCTTGGGCATGCGAGCGCGGCTATGACGCTAGACACGTATGCAGATCTTTTTGATGATGATTTGGATGCGGTGGCGGATGTGATGGATGAGCAGCTGCGTGGAGTGGTCTAATTCAGATGTCGTGGGAATGTCGTGGATTGCCCTTCGTTTCCCCTGTTTATGCTGGTAATTTGGGTTTTCCCATTTGGTTCGAATCCTTCTGGGGGCGCTTTTCTACCCCCGTCTTGAACTGGTGTTTTCCGTGTTCAGGCGGGGGTTTACCCTATCTACCTACCCCCGCTAATACAGCCGGATACAGCCCCAAACAGTGCCGTATGTCGTGGAAATGTCGTGCCGTTTCCAGGCATGAAAAAAACGCCCCGCCAGTGAACTGTTCGGAAATCCCGAACAACTCAAACCAGCGGGGCAAAGATTCTTGACTCATTCCTCGGTCGGTGGATTCCGCGCCGTCGGCAAAACCTGCGAATCCCCCACGATCCCAGTCAGCCTCGCAAGGTCCGGCTCCGGAGCGGCACCTTCCGCACCACCACGTGCCCAGTCAATGAACTCTCGTAGCCAGTCAATCGCGTCCGTGAGACCACGGCGAAGCAAATGCGTCCGGTCTTCCTCCACACGCAGCATCGCCTCCGTGTCCCGCAGGCGACTCTCGACACTATCGAGTCGGTCCTCAAGCTTCTTAATCCGATTGTCCTGGCTCTGCAGCAGCGTCCCGTTGAACGTCACCGACGATTCCTCTTTACGGCCCTTCCAGCCAATCCACGCCACGATAATGCCAACCACGGCGCCCGGAATCGAATTAATGAGACTTCCCCAGTTGATTTCCATACGCAACCTCCCCACGGGAGCGGTTTCGTCCCATCACTGTGGCAGACGCGGCCGCAGTAATAGCCAACAGCAGATAGTTCTTCGCGCTGACCCACATGCGTGACCCGTCGTGGATCGCGTCAATCGCATACGAGCTCGCCCACATTGTCAGCAACGCGCCGCAGATTGCAATGCCTGCGGTTCGGCTGACTCTGCCAAGGGCTGCCCACTTCCCTCTCGGAGAGGTGGCCGCACCAATAGCCAGAAGCAGCGATGCGGCTGCCCATGCCAACGCCGGACTACCGGCCGGCAGCGCTGCCTCAACTGGTGTGAGCGCGGTCACCGAATGCCCGTAGTAGCCGTAACTGGTGGCTGCAGCGTAGATTGCCCAGACTGTGGCGATTATGCGCGGGTTGAACAGTTTTTCCGTCACCGCGCCAGCTCCTACTCGCCCAGCCGGTGCTCACCGACGTACTCGCCGGCATTGGTGGTCGCTGCGGCGGTGCCGATAGCCAACACAGGGGCAATAATCATCAAAATGGAGTCGAACTGTGCTTCTGTCCCCCAGCCGAGGTAGACGCCAAGCACGGAGACTGCAGACGCGACGCCATAGAGCGCTTGACGCCAGGGGCTAGTGGAGTGGAGCAGCGCGAACATCAAAGTGATGACCGCGATGACCACACCGGTGACTGCCGGTGCTGCCGCATCGTCGAGCATGCCCCAGGATACGAGCGCTGCGACGAGCGCGGACGCGACCGCGTACCAGGTGGCACGAGCGGACGCTGGGATGAAATTACGAATGGTTTCCATGATTGTTCTCCTTCTTTTGGGTATGAAACATGCCCACGCCGGTCGACGCGGGCAAAAGAAAAGCACCCCGGCGGGGTGCTTACTTGTTGTTAGCGACGAGCTGCCTGAGCTCATCGAGTTGCTTGAGCACTTCGGCGTTTTGCTTCTGTAGCTCGCCTACCTGCTGCCTGAGAGCGAACACTCCCGCGTCCGTGTACATGATGTAGTCAGCAAGCGGTGCGATGTGCTTCGAGCCAGGAACATGCGATTTGCACGGAGTGTTGAGCGTAAGCGGTGCGGTCATAGGTGCCTCCTTTTTCTTCACCACAGTGGAATACAGATAGCCCTTGGGCGGAATCATCGTCGAAAGCTGTTCGAACGTAACCCACGACCCGTAGGGCTTAAAGCCGCTATCGGCGAGCCACACATGCCGCTGCCCCGCATCATCGACGGCATAGCCCATCACGCACAGGTAGTGGTAGACCGTGCCTCCGGAGTACGCGAGATTCTGACGACTCTTGTAGCTTGCGCGCGGGTAGTTCGATGGTGGGGCCACAATGTTGGCCAGCACGCCGAACCCTGCGTCAATGCTGGCGGTGACCCGTTGCCACAGCTGGTCTCGCTGCGCCGTGGTTGGCGGGTCATTCGGCATTTCCGCCAAAGCCCACTTCCCCGCAGGCGCGTGCTTGTCGAGCACGGGCTTAATCTGCCCAATCCAGTCGGTGCCCCGCGTCGTTGTGCCCATTTCACGTGCCAGGGTTGCCTCCGGCAAAAGAACACCGGTGGCCGCTCTGATGATGGTTTGAGCCGACGCGGGGCCGCAGTTGTAGCCGGTGTCTTGCCAGATCTGGTCACGCCGGTAGTCGAGCATTTTTTCCATGGGTTTCCTTTCTCGTTCCGGGCGGGGCGCAGGCGGTGTCGCACGTGTGCCTGTGAAAAGGTTCTTGAGCTGCTCGATGGTGCCCCGGTACGCATTGACGTCAACCTTGAAGCCAGCGACGAGGCCGTTTGAGCCGTACTGCAGAATATCTGGCTTCTTGTTGCCTAGCGGGTAGTCCCACCCGTTGTGGTTGTCGCCGCCGTCACCGTCGTATGCGGCGCGGTATGGCAGTGTTCGGTTGCGGCCGTAGTTGGATACCCACAGAGCACCGAGTCCGGACATTGACGGTTCGCCACCGGGCATGTTCTCCCAGTACCACGCGCCCGAGTAGATGCCGGAAACGTGATATCCGCGTTTTTCTAGCTCCCGTTTAGCCACCCACACGTCCGCTTCGGTGAGCAGTTTCCGGTTCCCCGCGACGCTCTCCACATCAATCCACACCGGCAGGTCACGACGACCACCCATCTGCTGGTCAATGACATCAACCTGCTGGGCAATCGTCGTACCCTCGGACGGTGCGCGCAGGTACCAGTAGGTCGCAATCAGAAGCCCGGCGCGTTCTGCGTCTTTGAGGTGCGAGTGGAAAACGTTGTCGCGGTAGGTGCCGTCGCACAGCCGTAGGATTGCGAAACTAATGCCTTCGCGTTTGGCCTGTGTGAGGCTCATGCCGTTTTGGTGTTCTGAGACATCGACGCCGAATATTGTCATCTCTTTGTCCTCCCTTTTGTGGTGGTTTTTAGTTCCAGTCGTAGACCACGACGAGGCCGCCTCCGCCTCCGGTTGATCCGGTTTTGCCTTGTTCGCCGGTTTGTCCTGGCGACCCGTTGTTGCGGTCGTAACCACCAGCGCCGCCAGCACCGCCAGCGCCACCGGCACCACCAACGCCGCCAAGTCCGAGTTTTAGTGCTTCGGGAGGCACCCCGGTGCGGTTCGCGGTGCCAGAGATTGAGGACTGGTCATTGAATTGCGTACTACTGCCCGGCTGGCCTTGTTGCCCTGGCAGCCCGGGTTTTCCAACTCCCCCTGGAGGGGCGGAAAATAGGCCTTCTCTGCCGCCTGCGCCACCGGCACCACCAACGCCGCCTTGCCCGCCGGTGCCACCTGCTCCGACTGTCAGCGCTGCGGACTCCGGCGCATCCTCGATGACAAGGATTAGGCCGCTTGCTCCAGGTTCTCCCATTGCGCCGTCTGCTCCATTTGCGCCGGAGGGCGCAGGATTGAGAAACGAAGTTCGAACATCGCCGTACGTGCCGCCTTGCCCGCCGGTGCCGCCCTGTCCGCCGGTGCCACCCTGCCCGCCACCGACAAGATACGCAGTAGCCGTCCCGCCAGCGTCCATCCATCGACGCTTCCACGTCTGAGAGACCGTGAAGCGGTCGACGATGGAATTATTGGCGAGGAGGTCGCGGAACTTCGCCCCACCGTGCAGCCCATGTAGCGGGTAGCACGCTTTGGTATTGACGCTGACCGTCATCTGGTCACCGTTGAACATTTGCTCCGGCAGTTTCAAACCATGAGAATTTCCTCGCCCGTCGAGCTTGTTGCCATCGGCGTCGAAGAGATCCAACCAGTACCCGTACCAGTGCTTGGACGATTTCACGCCCATCCATACCCACGGGACATCCTCACACTCGTAAGAGAAGTCCGTGACACTACCTCGTGTGGCGGTGGATTCCACACGCACTTGCCTGCCTCGCCTTGATAACCGCAGTGCTACGCGGTCACCTTCTGTCCACGTCACTGTGCCACCATCGGCCAGACACGCCATGAACTCATTAAAGGACTTATCCGGCACCGACAGCGTCGCACTGGTCTTCCCCGACTTTGCGGGGTCTGCGAGCTTGGCGTCGAGAAGCTTATCTCTAAACCATGACCTCACTGCCTGATTCCCTAGCAGCCAGTCGCCAACCTCCGGGGCAGTCGGCCATACTTTCCGGCCACCAAGCCACAAAGCCTTAACCGGCCTGCCCCTAAATGAAACCGTTTTCGCGTCACTTAACTGCGGCATCTACGCCCCCTCGATGTACAGCGTCGACGTGTCCGAGCCAGTGCCCAGCTCAATGCGGCGCACAGACTCCGATGCAACCAACGCGGCAACCTGACCTTGAAGCGCTTGGATCTGCTGACGCTGGTTTTCCACCAGCTGCTGCAACGACGTCACCGCCGACCGTTCAGCCTTCGCCTTCACCTGCTCTGTGACCCATTCCTGGGTTGCGTACCCAGAAAAATCAGGAGTATCCGCACCCTCCAGGGCAGATACCCGCTTCGACAGTGCGTCAACGCTACTTGAGTGCGCCAGAGGCTCCACGGCCTTAGACACTCGCTCATCCACACCAGCCGCCGAGACTGACTCATCAGCCTTAGCCAGCGAAGATTGGACATCGTCGGATAGCTGGTTGCGTGCCCACCCAGTTTCCGGAGCACCAACCACGGTGTTTTGGGCGGCAGCCTCAGCACGCGCTGCAGCGTCTTTCGCAGCTTCCACCTGTGCGGACATCGACTCCTGCAGCCTGGTTTCGATAGCGTCAGCAGTATCAGCGACCGTAGCCTCAATACGCTGTTCCGCCTCAGCAATCTTTGTCAGCGCGGATTCAACACGGCCAGTCACGTCCGGTGAGTAGTCCACCTTCGCGTCCAGCTGGTCTTTCAGGTTCACCCGCCCAGACAACGGCAGGTCAATCTCCCACACCTCATATACCCCAGAAACCGCCAGCTCTACCCGAATACGGCCGGGGTCAAGCTCCGGAGTCTCAAAACTGCCCTCGTCGAGACGTTGCCTATGCAGCTCGCGTGTGACAATCTCCGTGCCTTCATACGACGGCCTGGACTCCACCGCCGACACCGTGACAGTGCCACTCGACCGCTCGTGGGCTTCATTGATGAACGTCCCATAAAGAATGGTCATGACTCACCTTCTTCTTGATTAAACATTCCCGGGTCGCCCGGGTCCACACTGGACATCACACGAGTGCTCGACTGCTTCTGCGCGAAAAGAAATGTGTATCCGTGCCCGCCAAGCAGATACCGCCACCGGCCGCAATCCTGGAAAATGCGCACAGTGACACCATCGGATGCCTCATACGGGCTAATAACGAGCGGGAGAATATCCATCACAGTCGCCTGGTCTTTCCCCGCCCAGCCAGTCGCCCATGACTCCGCCAGCAGTGACCCGTCAGCCCGTCGCGCCTCTACCCACACTCGCTGCCAGTCGCCACCGAGCGCGTTCGTCCCAGATACTCCGACTTTGGCGGTTATCATCCATGAGCCGGGGGTTTTGAGGACTAGGCCGCCATCGGGGTCAATCTCGACGCCAATGAGCGGACCCACCTGCTCTGTAAAGGGGATTTGCATTCTTGTGGCGGCAGTCTGGTCACCGCGGTACGTCAAATTCTTAGAACTAAAAACATGTCCACGACCACGCTCATCCCACAGACTTTGTGTTTTTGATTGCTGGTCGGTGATAGCGGTCGTGAGCTCCGGCAAGTCACCCTCAGAGCCGGTAAACGCCTTCACAAGCGGGCTGATGATGGAACTCTTTAGCCCCTGCAGGAACCCGTTGCGAGCTTCCTCCGCCGCGGCCGTGATACCGGTCAGCTGCCCCCAATTAATGGAGTCGCCGTTGATGTTCTGCAGCTTCCCCAGGTCACCGGGGCGCATCGCACCGGCTGGTACTCCATACTCTTTCGGTTCTGGCGCAGTCATCGCCCCTCCCCCTCCTCATGCAGTTTCTTGCGGAGCGCTGTTTTCTGTTCAGGTGTCAACGCCGCCATAATCACGTCGACGTCTCCCGCGGACTTCGACACCACGTCCTCCGGTGGCACGCCAGGCTCATCAGCCGGCAACCACAGACCGGCCTGGCCCTGCCACCACCCAGCCCCATCAAACGGAGGCTTATAAAACTCCATCTGCAGCTCCGGATGATGGCGGAACCCGCGGCGCCAAAAAATCTGCGAAAGCTCAGCGGCCGTTTCCTCCGGAACCCCAAAGTCCCCCTTACCGGTAGTGAGCTTCACCCACGCCCACAGCATGAACTGTGTCGGGTCATCCGCGTCATAAGTTGTTTCCAGTGTTGGCAAACTCATTTACAGCCACCCATGTTTCTTAAAACTCGACGTCACAGTATTAATCTGGTCAACCGCCCACTCGACCGGGTCACGCAACGGTGGAACGCCCAACGTTGCCGTCCACTCCTTCGGAGTATCCGCATCCCACTCAAGGCGAAGCTTGCGGCACTGCAGCACCTGCACGTACCCGTCATCTGCTCCCGGCTCCTCACAGCCAATACGGTCACCAATCGTCCAATGACCAAAGCCCGGCGCGCCGATGAGATACGGCGCACCGTCACCGATGTTGACCTCGAAAGCCCACTGTTCGTTGGTGTCGCGGAACTCTTTCCTCATCGCCAGCAGCGCCGACAACGTGTAGGCCTGCCCGGAGTGATGGACGACGTTTTCTGGAAAGTGCGCCCAACCGAGCTTCTTCGACCGGAGCGGAGATTTGATACTCATCCACGCCAAGAGCCGGTCTTCAAACCACGGGCGGATGATTGATTCAACAACAGAGCCGAGCGCTGGCTGGAGAATGAACGAGCCCATAATGTTGAAAATCAGCTTGATGTTCGCACTAATGAGCTCATTGACCCCCGGGGCAGATTTACCACCGACCGTGACCTGCGCAACAGAGGCAGGCTTGTAGCTGGCGGACACGCTGTTGACCGTGCTGGCCTTGCCGTTAGTGCGGTAGACGACCCAGGGTTGTTCTGGGGCGACGCCCAGAAACCCGGAGACGCTGTACTGCGGTGCTCGGCGTGGCTTATCCAAGATGATGCGGGTTTCGTCGACGAGGTTATCGGCGATTTCCAGGCCGGTGCGGACGAGACCGGAACCAATCTTTCCGAATGTGGAGGTTTGCCCGTACCAGCCGGTTTTATCCATAATGTCGACGACGATTTGGCCGTTACGTTTCAACCCAGCGCCCGGCCACGGCTGCGGGTCACCGATAAGCCAACGGCGGCACGTGACCATAAGCCCGCAATCTTCCAAGATGGGTTTAGCCACGTCGTGGAAATTCTCGAACTCCGAGTGGATGTACCGCAGCGGACTGGTGTCCGTGGTGAGCAGCGAGGGCTTGACCACCATCTGCCAGCGTTTATAGTCCAGTGTCGCCACCCAGGACTCCGGGTCGAGAGGGTCATCCGGGAGCTGCCAGAGTGACCCGTTGAGCCGAAGAAGATTAGCGAAGAGCGTAACCTTTAGCCCCCAGATTGCGTTTGCAAAAAGCGACCACGCATTAGGAATCTGAAGCGCTGGTGGGGAAAGCGGATTCGCCCAGCACGGAAGGTGCTTAAACATCTCATAGTCGTGAACGAAATCGACGGTGACCGTGCGGGCTAGATCCTCGTCCTGCGTGAGGGTGCAGTTGCTCATCAACCCGCCCCACCGCTCCCCCGCGGCGTCAATGGTCAAAACCACGTTCTGTTTTTCACGTTTGCGCCGCTCCCAGCAGAACTTCGCCAGATGATCGTCAAACGGGAGAACGAGCTGCGCCGGGGCGGTCTCATTGACCTCGATTTCGAAAAAGCCGGCGTACTCGGCGGCCACCACACCGCGGAGCACCATGCCGACCGTTTTGTTTTCCCAAATCCGGATAAGAGGCGGCTCGTCACGGCGGCGACGCCGTTCTTCCCGCGCGGCGATAGCCTGCTCATAGATATCGTCGAGTTGCTCATCCGATGCGCCTTGTACGGTCACAGCCATGGGGATTGCCACCTCCTTGGGATTCTGATTTCCGCAGTCGCACCGGCGATGTTGGCGAAGGAACCGTAGGTTTGGCGGATGCCGTAGGCAATCATGTCGCCGGTGAAATCTGCAATGAGGTCATCAGAGAGAATCGGCACCCAGTCAGGGACGTTTCCCTTCATCCATTCGGAAATCTTCTTCCCGATTTCCTCCGGCGTGATTGCCAGGAACGTATCCAGCCCGATTGCCTTTACGAGCTCGCGGAGCTTTTGGGCAATCCACATGCGCCACTGGTACGGCAGCGGAATATCTAGCAGCGGGAACGGGTCAACATAGACTGGCAGTCTGGTGTCCGGGGTTCCTGGCGGGATTGGGTGCTTGAAAAACTGGCCATTCAAATCAGCCCACGCCTGGGTGTTGTCGTTTGCTACAACCATCTCCGCACCTGGGTTAGTGTCGACCAGCATGGTGCGGCCGACGGGTTGCCAGGGCAGGAAAATCATGCGGTCAGTGTCGAAGTTCTCACCGATAGGCTGGTCTGGAAGACCAAACTTCGCCGGGGATATCAGCACCCACTGTGGCCACGACTCCACGTCACCGTGGTTATTGACGGTGATGCCGTCGCCCGCCCAGTTCGAGCCGTTGAATACGAACTTGTGCCGAAATGGCACCGGCTCGTAGTAAAACGGGTCGTGGGCGATTACCACCAGTTGGTACGACGCAGCCGCCAGCGAAAAGGGGTCACGATTATCCAAGTATTTCGGGCCCTCTTCCAGGCGGACTGTCAGGAGTCGCTTGCCGGACATGGGGGTTGTGACAGCCAGCTTCGTGTCCTTATCCGGGGCGAACGCGCGCATGAACCGTGACTTGTCATGCGCCCAATCCTCGCCGAAAAAGTCCACATTCAACACCACATGGCGCTCCATGGTTTTCGAGCCCACATAACTGCTGCCTGGCTGCCCAACCCTGGCTTTATGAACCGTCTTGATTGGCGGCTCGTAAAACTCGCCCATGTCGCCCTCCATCAGGCGAACATTCCTGCCCCATGACTCCGGGCCATGGATAGGCCACATACTGCCGTCACAGCCCATAACGGTCAGGCCGAATTCCTGAATGTCATCCATTAATGCACTCCAATCTTTCCGGCCGATGCTTTGGCCTGCTCCACGCGGTACTTCGCGAAAATGCCGTCGGTGTCATTGGCAATGAAGTTGTTGACCACGGCGGTACCATCAGGGCTAACTGCAGACATCGCTGGACCCAGATGCTCCTGGGCGATAGCTAATGGCGCTTCCAGGCCGGTTTGCTGCGCCATGTATCCGACCGGGTTTTCCACGATCTGCTTCATGTCCTGGAACGGCAGAAGCACGCTTCCGAAAATGTCCTTCGAGTACTCTTCGAACGCGTTCGTCACGCCCCATGCGACTTCGCCGGAGTACCACGCGGCCAGGTCGGTCATTGCCCCGCCAGCTGTTCCGACAACGTCACCGGGGGTCATAGGCATGACTTGCCCCAGCATGGCTCCCAGCGGTGCTGCGGCCATACCGGCTGCCGCGCCACCTGCTGGGCCAAGCGCCCCGGTTACTGGTGCGGTGGCAGAACCCACCAGCGCGCCGATGGTCGGCGTGCCCGCCATGCCGAGCGCTGACATGCCCGCGGAGAACACGGAGTCTGTCAGCCCCGAGGCCGCAGACGTCGCCATGTTCCCGGCGAAACTGACCGCCGAGGATGTCACCAGCTTCGCCGCGTCCGCCCAACTGTTCTGGGCCATGACCATCGGCAGCGCCTCGTTGACCATGTTCTCTAACGAGCCAGTCGCCTGCTCAGGTTGTGTCTTCTCCGGCTCCTGGCCAGTCACCGTTGCCGCGTCCTGTGGCTGCTCCGCTGGCTGCGGCGGCTGCCCCTGCGGCTGGGTGTCCTGCATCGCAGGAATCTGGTTGTACACCAGGTCCTCAAACGCCTTCGTCTGCTCCGGCGAAAGCACGCGCTCGGGCTTGATGGTGTTCTTGAGCATGTGGCCAACACCGGTGGCGCGGCCACCAGAGTCATACCAATTGTTGGCACGCCAAAACTCGGCCGCAGCGACAGGTGTGCCGTACCGGTCCTGGATATACCGGGCACCAGCTTCGCCCTGCTTTTCCGGGTCAGGTGACCTATCCGGCAGGTACTGCTGCAGTGTGCCCGCCGCTGGGTTCAGCTGGAAAAGACCGAACGCGCCCGATGACGGGTTCACCGCATTCGGGTCCCAATTCGACTCATGCTCGACAATGAAATCAATCGAGTCGAACTGCTCACCGGTATCCCAACCAAACGCCTTCAGGGACTTCTTGACTGCGGCCTTAACCGCATCCACACCCGAAAGTTTCTCTTCCGGTTGTTCTGCCTCCTCCCCTTGCACATCCGGGGATTCGACCGCAGAATCGACTGCTTCCTCGAGACTGCCCTCATCGATTACCGAACGGTCAGCGCCGGGCGCGGCCTGCTGGCCCTCCGGCAATGCTTCGGTTGTTTTCCCGGCTTCGACAACAGCGTCGTCGTTTTTGCGGTAGTTGAGGAGCTTTTCAGCCCCACCGTTGACTGCCTGGAACCAGACACTGCCGAGTTTGAAAATCGGCGGTATCTGGTCGGGGAACCCAGCGATCTGCAAGGCGTCACCGATATGGCCGGAAACGAAGGCAGCCACGACGCTGCCGGCGTAGCCGGACAGTGAGTCACCACCGGGCGGGGTGGCCTGCAGAGAGTCTGCGGACGCAGATGCGGCCGGAGACAGTGGTGCGACGTCAGGGTCGGACTCAAACGATGATGCTGTAGCCGATGGTGCCAGTTCATCGCTACCGTCAGCCCCTGGGGCAGTGTCGCTGGCAGCGTCGGTTTCGACTGGTGAATCCGGTGACGTGGATGCAGCTGTTGTGCCGCTTCCAGCTGGAATCCACGCGTGGTGCGTGTACTGCGGATGATTGAACCCGGCTGCTGCGGGGCCAACCTTGCCGCCACCCGGGCCACCGCCCATCTCAACGTTGGTGCCATCCGGCAGGGTGCCACTGGTATGGCCAAACTGGCCGCCACCGTTGTCGTACCAGCCCATACGGAAACTACCTGCAGGACCAATACCGATGTTCGCGCCGTGCTGCTGCAACCACGCGAGCTGCGTGCTGGTGGAGAATTTGCGCGGCCACGGGTCCATGCCAAGACCGAACGCTGCCAGAATTCCCTGCGTGTAGGAGCAGTCGCCCCACGCGCCACGACGATTCGGGAAATTCTCGTACGGCGCGCCGTCGAGTGGCCGCTCGGCCTGCACTCCACGAACCATCTTGCCGTCGACCAACGCGCGGTATTCTTGCGCGGTTGGTGGTGTTTCGGCGTGGATAATGTCGTCGAAAACTCCGCCGTCGGCGTAGCCCGGCAACTTCGGGAAAGTCCCGTTGTTGATTTGCTGCAGTTCCTTGTCGTACTTGGCGGAACTGCGGCGGTTGATGATCCACTCACCGGCGTCGAGGCGTGCTGCCGGCATGCCGTATGAGTCGTAGGCCAGGAACCCGTCGACTTCGTTGGTGCCCGGCCCGGCAGTGGGAAGTCGGTACCCGTCATGTGGCCGGTCCTTGGTGGACAGCGCATCGCGGTAGGTGCCGCCGTGCGCGAACCGTGGGTAGCGCCCGCCTCGAGCGAAGCGCCCACCATGACGATTGCCGGACTTGTGGTCGCGGCGAAAAACGTCAATGAAGATGGTCTTGCTAACCAGTTTCGCTAGAAGATCACGCACGCCACCAAGCTTCGTCATTGCGTCACTGGTCTTAGCGGTGACCTTCGGCTCGGTCTTCTTATCATGGAGCTCCTGCAGCCTGCGCTTCGCCTCCGCAGCCTTGGTATCCAGCTGGTCCTTAGTCAGGTCAGCCAGCGGCGTGGGGCGTTGGGAGTCCAGGTCGAAAATCTGGGCAAGCGCAATCTGCTGCTCCGCAGTCAAATCCTCGATATTGAGGTTTGCAGCCGGGGTCGGGCGCTGGCCATCGAGCAGACCAACCTTGTTCAACGCATCAATATGTTGAGCGTTCAGACCGTCGATGTTCATGCTGGCCCACGGCATCGGACGCTTCAAATCCAGCGTAGCCAGCTGCGCGATTGCAAACTCATTCGTTGCAAACAGCGGCATGGCGTCCAAGTCTGCCTTCGGGCGAGCAGTCTTACCATTCAGGTTGTCGATGGTCGTATTAACCGTGCCGGTCTTGGTGTCCAGCAGAATCGTGTCGAGGTCAACCTTGGGGTTAGCCGACATGGTCGACAGCCACTCCAAGTCACCACGGGCAATTTCGCCGTCGCGGCGGAACTCATCCATGATGAGATGCGCCGTCGGATTCGTGGTCGACACGTCCAGCTGGTCGAGAATCGACCGAGCCTCAGCCGAGGACACCTTCACCTGGTCGGTGTTGAGGAACGCGTCCATCTGGGCGGTTTTACCGTCCATATTCGGCATGCCGTGGTTGACCCACCAGTCGTAGCGAGCAACTGCCTGCTCGTCCTTGGCGGTGATGGTGACCTCGCCGGTCTGCTCGTCGACGACCTTGACCTTCATGCCAAAATCTTCGAGCTTCTTGCGAGCACCCTCGTCCTTGACAACCATTGTTGTCTCGAGAGACTTACCGTCCAGCTCCTGGAACTTCGCAGCTACCGACGCGAGCTCCATCTTCGCCCCGTCGGCCTTGAGATCCACAATCGTTTGAATCTGCTCCGGAGTCATTTGGTAGGCCTTGAGCAGCTTCTGGAACTCGGCGTCAGTCATGCCCAACGATTGCTGCAAGCTATCCAGCACACCGGAGGACTGCGCCCACACATCCTTGATATCATTGCCAGCCGCAACACTGTCGGCCATGGTGTCACCAAGAGTCTGCAGCTCATTGTGAGCCGCAGCGCCAGCTGTTGTCGTCGTATCCAGCAGGCCATTGGCCTTCATGGTGGCACCAGCAAACGTTTCCATCTTGCCGGACACCTGGTCCACGACCTTCGTCAATTCTGCCGACGCGTCAGCGGCTGACAGTTCCACGCCAGCGAGTTCCATGAACGCACGCCGCAGCTTGTTAGCCCGGTCGCCTGCGTCACCCGTCTTGCCAGCAAGTTCCTCAATCGTGGCGGCAGCATTCGCAGCAGCCGGCCCCACACGATCGAGTGAACCCTGCGCGCGGTTGTACTCGTCACGCAGTTTCTGCATCTGGGCAGCGGCTTCAGCGCCGCCCTCACCAGACTCAATCAGCTTCTGTTTGAAGGCCTCAAACTGGGCAGACGAACCCGTCAGCTGCTGGGCAAGCTCCTCATTGGACAGGCCAAGCCGCTTAATGGCTTCCGCTGCACGGCCAGCCGAATCAGAGGAATCTCGCCACTGCTCGTCAGCGAACTTTGTCTCCTGGGAAATCGTTCCCATGGCCTTACCGATGTTGTGCCCCGCCTCATTGACGGCAATGCCGACACGGGACATCCAGCCTGGGCCGTTGCTGGCTAGCTGCTCGAGATGCGACTGCACATCCTGAACACTGCTACCCATTGCAGCGACAACGTCGCCGCCAGAGGCCATGGCGCTGAACATGTCGCGGAACGCACTGGAGGCAAGGGTGGCGGAGCGGGCAGCCTCGTCTTGGAAGCGGTTGTACTTCTGGGTCTCCGCGATAAGCGTTGTTACGACTGCAGTGCCGGCAGCCAACGCGGCGCCCCACGGGCCACCGAACAAATTGATGATGCCCTTGGCTCCGGCCTTCATGGTCTGCAGACCAGCGCCAGCGATACCACCGGCGACAGAACCGAACCGCTGCAGGCTAGCCGCGGCCGTATGGCCGACAGACTGCGCCATGTAGTCGATAGTGGTGAAAGCGTCCTTAGACCACATAGCGTTAATCCGCGCCTCAACAGCAGCGGTCTTATGCGCCTTAGCCATTTTCAGCAGCGACACCGAGCCACGCTCATAGCCGCGCGCCATACTCTGAATCGCTACATTCGACGACGTGCCCAAGTACTGTAGCTGCGCCTCAAACTTGGTGATTTCCTGCCCACTAGCACGGTAGTAGGCCTGGATATCCTTAACGCCCTGCTGTATCGACGAGCGGGACTCGGACATAGCGGTCTTCTGCTTCGTCACCGCATCGGTGACCTTGCCGACAACCCCCGGTAGTGTCTTGAAGCCTGCCCAGGCTGCCACAGCTGCAGTCACGGTCGCTGGGTGCGACTCCATGAACGACGAAATCGCCTCTAGCGGCGGGGTCAACGCCTTAGCCGCGACAGCAGTGGTCTGCAGCGCAGTCAAGAACAGGTTCCAGGTACCTACGCCGAGCGCCCCGGCAGCTTGTGCCGCAGACGCACCAATGCTCACCAACGACGGAGCAAGCCCCTTACCGGCCTCCCACAACTGACGGAACACCTCAGTCGTACGAGCAACAGTCGCAGAATGCATGAACGCCTGAAACGCATCCACCGCCGAACTGGCAAGATTCTGCAGCCCGGGCACCACATTCGACGTCAGATAGGCATCGAACGTTTCCATGACCGGCTTAGCGCGCGCGTTCATCGCATCAAGCGCGTCGGTGACACCCTTGAAACCCCCGGCGGCCTGGTTGAAAAATGGTCCTGCAATAGTGGCGCCGAGCCTGCCGGCCGCAGCGCCCATGTTGCGGAACGCGCCCTCGACGGTATTACCCGCTTCAAGCGCAGCGCCGCCCATGCCACGTTCCATAGCGTTCTGGAACGTCGCGAAATCAATCTGCCCCTTAGTGACCATGTCACTGATCTCTGCAGAGGTCTTGTCGAGTTCTTCCCCGAGGAGTTGCAGGACAGGAACGCCGCGGGAAAGCAGCTGCATCATGTCGTCGCCCTGCAGCTTGCCGCGGGCTGCGACAGAGTTGAAAATCTGGCCCATCTCACCCATCGACGCGCCCGCGATGGTGGCGGTGTCGCCAACGACCTTCAGGGTGCGCTCGAGTTCCTGGCCAGGCTTAATACCAGCTGCGACAGCGCCTGCGGCAGCGGTGGCGGCTTCTTCAAGCCCAAAGCTGGTTCCCTTCACCGACGCCAGCGCGTTGTCCATGATGGATCCCACAGACGACGCAGAATGGCCGAGACCGCGGAGCTTGGCTTCCGCCTGCTCGATACCATTCAACCGGCCAATGCCCTTGGTAAGCCCGGCGCCGATAGCGGCACCAGCTGCCACACCGACACCGACAGCGGACTTCTTCAGGGCGCTGCCCATGCCGGAAGACAGCTTCTGGCCCATCGATTCGCCCGACTTCGACGCGGACTTTTCTGCCCCACCCATCGCCTTGTTGATACCCGGGGCGATTTTGCTGGTCTCCGGGATGATGGAGATATAGGCGGCTGCGATTTCGACGGCCATGGCGTCCTCCTAGGGCTTGTTTTGCCGCTGGAGTTTCCTCCGGCGTGCGAGTTCGGCGCGGGTATTTTGCAGTTCGGCAGCGTTCTTCGGGCCATTCCTGGCGCGTCGTTGCCGCTCGACAGCTTCTTTCAGCTGGTCGATAACTGGGCGTGGCTTCGGCGCAGTCTTCCTACGAGCTCGTTGCCAGTTCGCCCATGCCAGCGTGTCGATGGTGTTCATCAACAGCTGGTTTTTCGGCGCCTTGTACTCCGCTAGCGGGTCATCAAGACGCCTCACCGCGCTGCCTTCCGGCGCCCATGCGAGGAACGCTTTCAGCTCAGCCCACGACAATGCTGGGCTTCCGAGCTGGTGAATGGAGCGCCCTTTCTCAATGAGGTCGTAGGTCAGCGCGGTTTTAAACCCTGGTCGGTGTAGAAGCCCGGCCAGGACTAGGATTCCCCCAGCGGGACATCAGTGAGGCGATTCCACTCATTCCACAGCTGGACTTTTTCACCGAAAACGAGGTTGTCAACGAACCACTGTGCGTCGTCGATACCCAGCTCGGTGATGAAGAAGTCGAACGCTTCGCTGACCGGTCGGCGGCCGTCTTCCAGGAGCTTGTCGTCCGGGTTGTCCTTAAACCACTTAGCGAACGTCGCGTAGGTCTCATCGTCGATGAACTCCATGCGCGGCACAGAGAACGTTTTCGACTTGCCGTCCTTGGTCGGGATTTCGCACGTGAACTGAGTACGGGCGTCCCATGCTGGTACGAATTCGAAAGCCATGAGGGGTCTCCTTAATAAGAGTTAGAAAAAATCTGGAGGGGTTACATGAGGGGTTTGATGGGGTCACCCCAGGCCGTCGTCAGCTGAACCCCTCATGAAAAGCTGACGACACACAGTGGCCTGGGGTGAGAGCGACGGTTAGGACTCCGTCGGGTTGATCTTGAGGGTGAGGGTGCGCTGCGCGGTGGCGCCAGCGCCGTCGGCGACACGGACAGTGAAGGACTCCTCACCGGAGCCGGTCGGGGTTCCCGAGAGCTTGCCGTTCTCAGCGAGAGTCAGGCCTGCCGGCAGGGAACCGACTGCGGTGAACTTGTAGTTACCGTCACCGCCGGATGCCTGCAGGGTGGCGGTGTACGCCTTGCCCTGGGTTGCCGGGGCAATCACAGCGGTGGTGATACCGAACTGTGCTACCTCACCGTCGGCGGTGCTGATCGAGTAGTACTCGTACATCACGTTGCCGTCGGCATCTGGGAAGCACTTGGTGGTGACCTCGTACATCACGATGTCCTGGTGAGTGTTCTGAATGTCGCCCAGGTTGACGACCTGGCCGATCGGGATGACCTGGCGCTTGGTGCCCTGGTCGGTCAGGTGCTCAGCAACAAAGACGGAGCGCGGCAGCTTCTTCTTGTTGTGCAGAACCTTGAAGCCCTCGCTTGTCTCCTGGACATTGTCGTCACCGAAGACGGTCTTGAGTACGTCAATGTTGGCGGCCTCATAGAGCGTGGCGGTGAGCTCCTGGCCGTAGTCGGTCTGCAGGGTGTAGACGATATCGCCGCCGTAAGACTTCTTGTCCTCGGTATCACGAGTAATGGCCTGAGTCAGGCCGTCCTCGCCGACGATGCCGAGATCAGCGAATGCCGGGTCAAGCTCGGACATGGTGTCTTCCGGCAGAGCAGTGTTCAGCGGTGCGCGGAACAGCACACCGTTCTTGCCGGGGTTGGTTGACGTGATGTTGTTGACGTTTGCCATTTTTGCCTCCTTGGGGCATGAGAAAAGCCCCACGCGGCGCGCAGGGCTTAAGTTGGTTACTGGTTAGTCAGCAGCGATATGAGGAGCTGGCCGGAATACTGAAACCTCACCAGGTTTTCCCGGTCGGGGTCGAGGAACCGCTGTGGCGCAGCGTATTCCCGCCACCCGCGCAGCCTGTGGCCGGAAAGGCGCATACCCTTCCATGACTCACTGCGGAGCGCCTGGCGAATCAGCCCGGCGACCTGCTCGGCTTCGTATTCCGTTTCTGCATAGACCTGGACCGACATCGTTGCCGCATCGGTGATGCGATTCGGTGTCGCCCCTCCAACCCGCGTGACCACGACATGCGGGAACTTCGGCTGCCGCGGGTACCGAGTGCTCACTCGCATACCGCCGCAGATTCGGTGCAGCAGGTCGATAAACGCTTTTTGGGCTTGTGGGTCAGCTTCCCGCATTGATGTTCCTCAATAGCGTGTTGTTCTTCGCGTTATCGCGAGCAGCCTTGTAGTTAGTCGTGATGACCGATGCGCGGTGACGAGACTTGCCCTCATAGGGGCTGGATTCGTACCCGTCGCCGCAGGCGTCAGCGATACGCGCGGCACGTGAGTCAACATCTGCCGCCACTGCGGGCAGGCGACGAATCTCCTCAAATGCCTTAATGTTGTACTTGATTTTCATCTAGCCCTCCATTCGCTTACAGCGGCACTCGACCAGACCCGGCGAAAACCACGGGTTGGATTCCCAATTCCCCGGCGGGGCGGCCAGCTCGTAGACCATTCCATCGACCTCGATACGGTCACGGTCGGTAATGCCAGCTTCCACAGGGGCGTAGACCACCGCATCAAACTCCGCGGCCTCAGGGTGCGACGCGGTGACTGCCGGTGTGCCGCCTTTTTGCACCGCAAACACCATGACCTTGTCCTTGGTGTAGCGATGAAGAGGGTTGCCATACGGGTCTGTTGCCCCGTCTTCGTGGCGGTGCACCGTCACAGGAATCGTGCAGGGAAATACGTCCGCTACCATCCGGTTGCCTCCATACTCACTGCCCGGTCAGCGCTGAAATCCTGCAACGCGGATTCCAGCATCTGCCGTTCCTGGCCGGAAAGGAACAAGTCTCCGTCCGGATTCCGCCACGAGGTGGACTGCGAGAACGACCCCGCAGTGGCTTGCTGCTGCGTGATACCGCCTCGGTCAGTTGCGGCCAGCGCTCGCTTCGCCATAGACACCGACACCAGCGCGAGAACCTTCCGAAGATTCTCGTCCGGGGTAGCCGGGATTTGCGGGTAGCTTGCCCGCAGCCATGCTTCCGCGTCGTCTAGAACAGCCTCGATGGCGTCATCTGTGACCGAGGCGGGGGCGGTCTGCCACCGCAGGCGAACGTCCCTAGAGGTGGCAAACATACGCTACCCCGCAGACAGGCCGTTGAGCTTCACCATGGCCAGCGGGTCGGTGACACCGAACGCGACGGTCGCCCAGGTCTGGGACCAGGTCGTCTGAGTCGAGGCGTCACGCCACGTCTCGGTCGAGATCGGGGACTCGACGCCCATTACGCCAACCATGCCGGCCTGCAGCACCAGACCCTCGCCCTTCTTCATGGCGTTGGTGGAGTGCAGAGTCAGGCCGAAGGTGCCCAGCATCTCCTGGTAGTTGGCGACACCAAGCAGCAGCTTCAGGTTCTTAGCGTCAACCGGGTTGAGCACCAGAGTGTCAGCACTGTAGCCAAGGTCAGTCTGCTCGATAGCAAGCTGCGCGTCCAGCAGGTTGCTGATGACTTCGCCCTCGCCGGTCTTCGCGGTCTTCGCGGTTGCTGCGACCTCGGCGGCCTTATCCCAGCCACCAGATGTCACGCTCAGGGTTCCGTCAATCTTGTCGATTGCCTCTGTCAGAGCCGAAATGCCGCGCTCGTCCAGATCCTTCACCATGGTGTTGGAGACCTGGGAAATCTTGCGCTGCAGCAGCATCGCATCATTGCGGATACGTGCCTCATCCGTGACACCGAACTTGCCACCGGTCTTCTGGACACGCGCGACAACCGGCTCACCGTCTGGGGTGTGCAGCACCGGGAACTCAGCGCCCGGAGCGACAATGCCCGGCTTGTCGGTTGCGGTCGGTGTGTTCTTGACCAGCTGGTCAAACAGCAGCGCACCGCCGGTGGTGGTGACGTTGCCGAAGATGACCTTCGACAGGAGGTCTCGCTCAACCAGCTGCGCCGCATAGTTGTCGATGCGGGTCGGCTCGTTGAGCATCATGTCGATGGTGATAGCCCCGTTTTCAACGTTGGGGCCGGAAAGCGGGAACATTGGGTCACGTGCCATTGTGTTTCCTCCTTAGTTCAGGGCGACCGTTACGGTGCCGTTAGCGGCCTTGGTTACAGCAATGCCGGCGACGGGGCCGTCGGTTGCCTTCTTCGCCTTGCCGCCTGCGGCTGTGGAGATCTTGTCTCCTGCGGTGATAGCGCCGGAGGCGACCAGCTCGTAGATACCGAGGCGGTAGATGGTGAAGTGCTCACCGTCCTTGGCGTCGTGTGCTGCGACACCGAACGCATCAGCGTCGGCGGTAGCTGCCTTGACGACGGGGTTACGCCCTTCCATGTCGGCGGCGATGATGACGAAGGTGCCCTGGGCGATGTCGCCCTGGGCCTTGCCGGTGATGTTGGTTGCTGGGGTGAAATGCATCGGCGTGGAAGCCATTGCGTCCTCCAATCAGGTTGAAATGGAAAATGGCCAGTCGGGTTTAGACTGGCCATCCTGCAGGGAATGCGTTTGGTGGAGTTTCCGGCTCCGAACGGACTGCGGCACCGAGTTGCTCCACCGGGGTTTTTGACGGTGGTCGGGTCTGTTCCTTCTGCATCGCTGCGAGCCGCTTGGCGCGGTCTTCGATTTCTTCTGGGCTGCCTGAGCCGAGAAGGTCGTGGTTTTCCTCGGCGATGCCGTAGCGGGCTGCCAGTCGAAGGCGCGTGTTTTCGGCCTCCAGAGCCTTGAACGCGTCTTCTTGGCTGGCTAGGCGCTCGGTGGCCTTTTGCAGTTCCGTCTTTTCTGCTTCCTGCTGTGTGCGCCAGCTCTCCGCGTCTGCTCGCAGTTCGTTGCGTTCGGTGCGGTAGCGTGCTGCTTCGCGTCGTGCTTCCTCGAGTTCCTTTCGGAAGTGCTCGGGCACGGGCTGCGCATCAGTATTGTCCGGTTCCTCCTGGGTTCCGGTGTGCGCCACCTGCTCGGCGCTGGCTTCGGTGGCGGTGTTTTCCTCCGACATGAGTTACCTCCTGGGTAAATCTGTTTTCGGGCATAAGAAAACCCCGCCACCACTTCTTGTGGTGCGGGGTAGTGCCATGGCGGGGACTCGCACTCCCGCAAATGTGGCTACTCCATGGCTATTTAGCAGTACTTAAAGTTCACCGTATTAGCGGTATTTTCAAATACATAAGTGTTTAATTCAGACCATTACTTGTATTGTTTTCCCATACGATATGGCCGCCACTGGCTCTCGCAATAACTTCTGCCGAATCAGGTGCTCGTAATACGGCTTTATCATCAAAAGCTGTAGCCACATATTTAAAAAGTCGTGAAGCTGCCCCTTTGTCTGACTGCTCATACACATCGACCACGGTTTCATACTCGTCGATATCCGGCTTCAAATCCCAGAAAGCAGTGACGTAGGCCCCGCCTGGAGTTCCAAACCGAACTGTCAAGTCATCATCTTCATCAACAGAAAGAGCAGTGCACTCTCCGACTTGCTTGAAGAGATTAATTACGTCTCTAATTCCTGCATCAGATTCAAAAGAAGTACTGTCAGCCACGAGTTTTCTTCACCACCTTCCGATCACGAGTGATAATAGTTACCTGCTTAACTCGAGTATACCGTGCCATCGCTCTATCTACCTGGAGAATTGCTTCGTCAACTGGAATGCTAGACCGATGGAGGTCAATAATTAGAGTCGCACTTTGTTTACTGCCGTTTCTCACCAATTGATAGATGGTTTCTTTACCACTTCCTTGTGGAGCTTTTATCTCTACCTTGATGCCGTCGATCATGCAGTCTGCAGTTTTACTAGTATTACTTCGCGGAATTAGCTCAACAACATGGCCCTGAGATACCAAAAAATTGTATGTTTTCGTCTCATGAGCAGCAGGCTTAACTCCGTTAAGAATTAACTTTCCCTGTCTTTGCGTTTCACTGGTTGCCCTCAACTTGACTTTCCCTGAGTGCACCGCCTTTTGCCACCGATTCCACTGATTATCGACAGGCCGCCCGTCCTCCCATGTTGCCTCCCGCCAGGCTGCTTGCAACCGATGAAACTCCCGCTCCCCTTCCCACGGTTGCCCCTCAATAACAAGAACCGCACGACAGTCGCACCCATCGTGATAACGACGCCCATCAGCCCGGCGCGTGGCGGTATCTTCTGAGTAGACGGGGCCGCGAGAGGCGAGCATTGCGCAGAAAGCGCAGGATTCTCGTCCTGTGAGTACTCGGGCGTAGCCGATTCGGCGTCCGATTGGGCGTTTGGTTGTTGCGTTGCGGACTCTTCCGAGGTGTGCGGTGTCTGCGACTGCTTTTCGGCCGGCGTTGAGGGTATGGCGCATGAGGGTGCGGGTCAGGCGTGCGCTCATCTGCTCGATGACTCGCGGGTGATTAGGGAATGCAAAGGCCGGTACGGATTTCTTGATGAGTTCCTTGGTCTCATCGTCAACGAGCTCGAGGATGATGTTTGATGGTTTCTCTCCAAAACCGGCGGCTCTAGCCAGTGCGTCGTAGGTGGCGTGGGGGCCGTAGCCTTGGATTCGTGCTGGGGCTACTTCTAAACCGAGCTGCGCCATATCGAGTCCCATTTGCTCGACGTAGGCGCGGTAGGCCTCCTGTCGGTATTTCACGACGATGGGGTGCAACTCAACGGTGATGTCATAAACCGCGTCCGTGTCCATCGGCACACCGAACTCATCAATCTTCGCTGCAACGTCACGCTGTAGTCGGCGTTGGATATCACGGAGTTTCGCGTCCTGCGTTGGCATATACCTTCACCTCCCCCGCATGTCGATTGTTGTGATGCCGCTACAGTTCGGTTTGCAGCTCCTGACCACCGTCCGGCTCATTGACGTCGAATAAGCCACTTCCACGGCCGGCTTGCGCTTCCCTAGCCCGCTTGACGCGCTCATGCGTCCAGCCCGGGATATCCGACCACAGCTCGTCTGGTGGTACACCAAGCATGGTGGCGAGTTTGCCGAGACCATCGACCGTCTGAGCAAACGAACGAGCCGATGTTTCCGCCCACTTGACTTCAGAGGCGAAGTCCCCGGCTTCTTCTTCATCGCCAGCGATGTGCGCACACAGGCGCAGCATCTGCTCATGCGACTCCCCCAGTGAGGTTTGAATCTCAGAAGCCTTACGATCCTTAGACGTCTCCAACGCCGCCAGGCCGTCAGCAGAAATATTGGAAATCGCATTCGCTCCGAGCGACTGTGCGGGAACCTGGGCGACCGCCGCGAAGTCACGCACGCTTGACTCACGGGCCTTGATGTACTGCGTCAGGTCCGTCTCATCGAACTGGCCGACCTTCACGTCCTTGTTCGCAAACGTCCACGTGTCGCTAATGGCCTGCCGCATCGCCTCATACTCCGACTTCGGAGCCCAACCGGTGACATAACGCTGCTTAAACGCCGCCCAGTACTGCGCGACACCCTGCTCATAGTTAGTGCGGTCAATCCTGGCCGACAACGCGAGCAGGTGCTCGATAATGCCGTTGGTTTCTTCGCCGGCAGCCATCATGCGGTCCTGATACCGGACAATGGGCGTCACACCAACGTTGTGCTCCCGATATTCGATAAACGGAAGATTCTCCGGGGACAGGTAGTAGTGCTGCCGCCACGCCAACGGCTCATCCGGTGCATTCTCAACTCCGAAAAAGTAAACACGCTCTTCGTCGTAAAGGCACAGGTGGCCGTTATCGATGACCATCGCGATAATCGGGAATTCCGTCTGCGTTGCCGCCCCGGTATCCGGCCACGTCATGTCCTCCCCGTAGCGGGCAACCAGCCGGCGGGGTGAATGCACACCAATACGCGCCCCATTGAGCGTTGACGGCAGCACCGACGCATACGCAGTGCCATACTGCAGCGCCGCACGATGCAGCCCGGTTTGGCGCGCATCCATTCGGTTGGTCTGCCAATGGTGCCACGACCTGGCCTGCACCGACCCTTCCGAGAAATAGTTCTCAACTTTGAGTGACTGCCCGTAGGTGTCCAGCACAAGCCCAAGAAACGGGGTCTGAGACATCTTCGCGATCTGCAGATGACGGTGATAGTTCTTCCCCTGCGCCACATCCATACGCCGCGCCGCCTCTGTGTCTGACCACGGCTGTACCGCACGGTTAATTTCATCGAAATGATGTCGTTGCACCGAGTGGTCCTGCAAAAGAGCACGGATTGCGTCACGTGCCTGAGACTCATTCATAACGTGCCCTCCTAGTAGAAAAATGCCGTGTCATCGACCGGCTCTGCCTTAAGTGACGGGTCGGATTTGACCATGCGGTAGACCATGCGAGCGCCAATCATGCAGACTGCCGCGTCAATCTTCTTCTGTGATGCGCGTGACTCTTTCCGCACCGTCTCGCCATAACGGCCGAGATGCCGCTGAGCGTTGCGCACATGCTCACTCAGAAGCGGGTTGCCGTCGTGGGTGAACGCATGCTGCACAATTTCGGCGGCCGCAAGCTCACACGCCTGCGTGAACGGAAAGTCCTTGCTGCGCATGTCCCAGGCAATCGGCTCCGGGTTCCGCGCCCCAGGTGTTGCCCACAGGCGCAGCTGGTCGCCGTAGCGCTCCGGCCAATCCACCTTGACGAAGCTCTCCCACTCACGGACATCGGCGAAGAATGCCAGCACCTCGAAGCGGTCAAACGCCCGCTGCACACCCGCCTCCACCGCCTCGACGTCGACGACGTCGTCCGGCGGCGGTGCCCACACGCCAGCGGTGAACACATGCCCATCGTCCATGCAGCAACCAACCAACGCGGTGTGGTCATTAGACAAGGAACCGTCGAAAAACAGAACAACCTGCTCACCGTCAACGAGTTCACGGTCGGGCCTGGACATCTGCGCCCAGTCCTGCGGATCACACCACGAATCCAGCGACGCAGTTGGCCAGTTCAAATACTTCCGCTTCGAATCATCAGGCCGCGCCTTCGGGTGCCAAATACGCGCCACAATCGCGTCCAGATCAGCCCACGGGCAATCCTCATACACAAAAGCCAGCCCGGCGCGCAGGCTGGCTTCATCAGCGAGGTCAGTGTCTGGTGGGGCTTGGCGAGCGTCGTAGAGGATTTTGCGGTCAGACTTAGTGCGACCGTCTTCCTGCAGTGTCCAGGCTTCGAATGTTTCCTCCCCGGCCGAGCCGGTGCCTGGCTTCCAGGCGTTGAGTGTCTCCAGCATTCGGGAACCGGACTTCGCGAGGTTATCCAGCAGCGTGCGGTGCAGTTCATTGCCGCCGTTAGAGTTCGTCCAGTGCTCGAGCTCGTCGCCGATGATGAACGTCGCTTCCGCACCTTCAGCCGACGCCGCCGACGACGTGATAACTTCCAGCTTCCCTGCTGGCTCCACATTGATTTGTGTTTTACCCGCATCGATTTGGTAGTCACGGTTGAGCTGAGGTGCGGCGCGCTTAGCGACCATCGCTCGAACCATACGCATAGTGTTCTCGGTCTGGTCCTGGGAGACCGCCGCAATCTGCACAAGCGGCATGGGCTGCGGTTTGCCGACACAACCACCAAGGACATTGTCGTCGAAATGGTCCAGCCGGACAGGAGCAAGCAGCTCAATAAGCGCCATCACGGCTGCGAATGGCGACTTACCCGAGCCCTTAGCCAGCCGACGAGCCGCGTGATAGTACACAAACCGGCCTTCATCATCGACCGCGTAAAACCACAGGATAAAGCGCGCCTGCTCGCGCGTGAACTCCCAGCGCTTACCAGCACGGATGCCGTTGGGGTGGCGTAGGTATTTTGCTGCCCATGCGAGGGCGTTCCATCCGAGGGTGCGTTCCGGAATACCCTCCGGCAACGTGATAAGTCTATCTGCGGCGGCGACCACCGGACCGTCACCGCCTTTCCACCTAACCGGCCAAGTTCTTCTTGTACCTATCCATCATCAAAATGGCGGCCTGCGTATTGTCGTCAAGCTGCTTATCCGTATCGGCGCGCTGCAGCTCAATCCGCAGCCGTCGGCGCGCCCCTTCTGTGGTCAGCAGTGAGTCCATCATCGAGTTAACCTGCGCGATGATGTTCGCCCTGACCGGTTCCGGCCGCTTCATTTCATCAGACAGGATCGTCGCGCAGATGTGTGCGGCTGCCCAGTCTGATGGTTCGAAAAACACCGACTGCCCAGAGGTCTTTAAGCTGCGATACCAACGCTTCGCGCTGATATGCCAGTTACGGTCTTCCGCTAACGGCTTCACCGAGCCCGCCCCCGCTGCCTTCACTGTTGGAAGCCCATCAGGTTTATTTCGGCGGCGACGCTGATCCGACCGCTTTGGTACTGGCCCTGGCATCGGCGCACCTCCTTATGATTTCTTCGGCAGCTCCCCCGCGGCACTCATCGCCTGGACGGTCAAAGCTGCATTGGAAAGATTTACTAGATTGCCCGTTGTCCAAACGTCTGATGTTGTCCGAATGAACCGGGCATTCGAATAGACCTCGACACATCCGTAGTTGCGCCCCCTGCCTTCCGGTAGGAATCCGAAGATGTGGAGTCCTTTGCCGGAGACTGAGCGCTCAATGAATGCGCCCGGCGCGGCGTCAACGATTCGGCGTGCCCATTTTTGGAGTTGCCCGTTAATGAAGCAGTTGTCCAGGTCGATGCATGCGAACCCGCCACCGAGCATGAAACCGTGCGGCTTCTTTTTGACGTCACGGAACTGCGCCCATGTTTCTGGCTTGGTTGATGACGCTGGCTTACCGTTGGCCTGCATGGGGCGTTTCCCGTCGGCTGCAGCCCAACGACAGGCATTGGTCATCTCCTGTGGGTAGCGGTTGCGCTGGCGGGCACGGTAGGCCTTTTGGCGGCAAGCGGTAGAACAGAAGCGTGGGGTGATGCCGCGCCGGTTGGTGGCATCGAAGTCGCATCCGCACTGGTCACAGGTGGTTTTCATACCTTCATTTTACCATCTGCGTTACGACTTATGCGACCTACCAGCACCTATAGAACGTAACAGTATGGTCACGCCACTAGCGGCGCTAAAAACTCGCCTATGCCAACTTTCAGCACCACCCCAGCAAAAACCAGCCAGAAGCGACCACAGCCGCCAATTACGCCCCCTCACCCGAAACACTGGAACCCGTACACAAACTCAGAAGCAATGCCCTCCGCCCTGGCCAGACCCTAGAAACGAGGGTCCTCCCCCACCCCTCACAGTAGACCTGGGTGGGGCTTGGCCCATATGGGCTGGCGGCGTCGCTGCCGGGCGCGGGTGGCTTCCCCGGCGGTCTTTTTCCTGTGGCATGACGAGCAGATAGCCCGGAGGTTTTCTAACTCATCTTGGCCGCCTTCGAAGACCGGCACCACATGGTCCACTTCGTTGGCGATGACAGTGCAGCCGTGTAGTTGTGCTTGGCATTCGTAGTGATCGCGCGCCATGACTTGGTCTGCTAAGGCTTTTGGTACGCCTCTGGATCTGGGGCCCTGGGAGTTCGACTTCCACCCTGGCATGTCTGGTACCTCCTGGGGCGAGTGGCGGCTGGGGGCTACCGGCTGGCCTCTAGGGGTTACTGGAGGGGTGTTGCCGTCCAGGTGAAACTCTGTGGTTTTCTACCGCGACCGTTTGTTGCCGTTAGCGGAACTCGTGTTAGGCAATCGTGAATGTGTTGACGTAAAGCAAAAGCTCTCAAACCACAATCTCAAATGAGATGGTTTAAGAGCATGCGCTTCAGTCAAGCGTAGCTTAGCATACGGACTGTAAACCGCAGGTCATGATGTTCTACCCTGTCGACCGTGTGTCGTCGCCACTTTGATGTGCTGCGGCTGCGCGCATGCAGTCTGTGATGGTGAAGAGTTCCACGCCTTCGTCGCTGAGTGTTGTTGGTATCTCGCCTTGCTTCGCCCACTTCCTCAGTGAGGTGTGACTGACGCGCACGCCGAGTACTGCGAGTGCGTCGGCGACTTGTCGTGCTGAGCCTTGCTGCGGAATCTCCCGCCGCGCTACCGGCTCAGGTGGACTCACCCTATCGCCTATCACTCGGCGATGGTGTTCAACTTCGATGAGCAGTGTGTCTGCCCATGCGCGTTCAGCGATGTCGTGTACGCGATCGTGGAGCCAGCGAGCTATGCACTCGAGGCGCCGGCTGGCTGGTGGCTGGCACTGGATTTCGTAGGCTAGCGCCTGCGCCCAGTCCCATAGGCATAGTTCGGCTGCGTACTCGATGTCTAGTAGGTGGATGGGTAGTGGTGGGCGGGATTGCCGGGTCTTTGGTGGGCGCCCTGTGTTGACCCCGGAGGCTGGTGGTGAGGGGGTCATCATGTCGGTGAGGGTGGGTGCCATTGTTTCGATGGCGGTTAGTGCGCGGCCTAGTTGTTCTATTTGTGCGGGTGTTAGTGGTGGCATGGGGTCCTTCGGCAAGGGGCGGGGGTGTGTTTGGTGGGCATAAAAATAACCCCCATGTCTTCATCCCGGGGTGCGGGTGACGTGGGGGTTGGTGTGTTGTTGTGCTGGTTGTTTTAGGTATGGCTGAAGCCCGCACCTGGAGTTAACCAGGCTGCGGGCTTCTTACATTTCTGCTGTATGGGTTACAGCAAGAGTGGTGGTTCAGATGTCAATACGGTCGCGCAACTACAGTCACGCTGCGGCAAAGTATCGTCGATGAGACTGCTTCAGATGCTCTTCGCTTCGGCTCGCTACAGTTACAATCTCCACGTCTGGGTTATCGTTCGTTCGGTCTAGTAGCAGACGCTTGCGCGTCGCCTCCGCCATAGATGGAAACGACTCAACCTTTACGTGACCCGAAGACTTACGGTACGTAATCAAGAAACCGGTCATTAAACTGCTCGCTTCTAGTAGGTGGGGACGTCTGGTCTCATCCTACCCAGTAGGTCCTTAATTTTCCTCACTATTTCTGAATGATGCTGCTCTCTCTCTTCCGCTTCCTCCTGCGCGATAGACTCACGACCGAAGTGTTTAAAGTGGTCAACAGACTCTTCGAATTCGTAGATGACATCTGATAGCTCATGTAGGAGCTCTACCCACTTTCGGTGCAAAGGCGACTCTAGAGACTCCCAGTCTCCGTATCGGATGCATCTGCCTAATTTATCCGCAAGTACTTCGTACGTGTTCGCCCATAATGATTGCATCGCCGTACGGATCTGTACTTCTACGCGCCCGGCCGGGAACTCTGCGACCACGTGCACTGCCCGATACCCTGACTGCGGCTGGCCGCGGTGATCCTTTATTCTGCATCTTGTCGCACCTGCATTTTTCAGCGCATCTGCCAGCTCCAGTGCAAGTGTCGATTGTTTGGTGAGCGTGATCGCCGCATCGATTCGAATCCCTGACATGTCATCTACTCGATCAATAGGAGTTTTCTGTCGCTTCAGCTTCTCGATGGTTGTTGTTTTGGTTTTCGCTCTCGACGACAGGACAAACACTCCTGTGTTGAACTCCGGGTCTAGCAAATCATCCCCGGGCTCTAGCTCTGTCAATCCAGCGGTGGCTACGACGTCATTGACGATAGGTGTGACGTGCTCATTAATGGTCTCTGCCCGCTCGATAACTTGCCAGAACAAATCTTCGTCATATGGGTCTCCATGGCGAATCCTAGTGCTCATTGTCCGAACGCTATTTTTCGACCATTTTGGCTTCTCTACTAGGAACCCGCACATCTAGATCCCCCTTCTTCGTGATTCAATCGGAGGATACTTTACCCGCTTGTAATCACGTCGTTGGCTCGGTAGAGCCATGCTCCGGCCCCATGACCCGTAGTACTCATAGCGCGAGCACGTCGGTCATCGTTCGTCCTGTTACACGGCGTAGTTGATTGCTTGTTGCCAGGTTGTGAACAGCCGGGTGGTGTAGACCATCTCGCCGAGTTCTTCGCAGTAGTAGGTGGTGGTGACTGCCCAGCAGTTGTGCCCGGCTTTCCACACGCGGGGTTTGTCGGTCATTTCATGTCCTTGGCGTGTTGGATGAGCGCTACGGCCAGGGCTTCCAGGTCTTGTGCGCGGGGCTCCGAATATGGGAGCCAGGCGGTGCCGAGGTCGCCCGCGTCGAAACCGGTGCCGTCATCGTCCGGGAGCTCAATCACGTGGTTCATCGTCACCGCTCCCCTACGGTGGCTATGGGGCCGATATAGCGAGCGACTCCCCGCCCAGACTCGCGGGCTAAGCGTTCCGCGAGGGTATCTGCCCCCATCCAAATAATGCGGCCGTCTTTCTCTCGCCGCCCCCATATCATCGTTGGTTCATCAGAATGCCCCGGCATGATGAGCCCCTCATCATCCAGGGCTTCTGCGATGTTCCGTGCGGTATCGGCGCTAATCTTCAGGGGGTGCCCGTCGATGGTGCGGGCTCCTCGCGTGGCAATCTCGATGATTCTAGTGGCGCGTTTCATAATGCTCATAGTGGTGCTCCGTTGATGAGGTGGTTTGCGGCTTCGCCCAGGTAGCCGATAGCGAAACCGGGGTCAGTGAGTAGCTGAATCAGAATGTCGATGGTCACTGGTTTTCTCCTAGTGGTTGTGGTGCGGTGACGTAGCGGACAACGATGCGTGTGTCGATTTGCCACCGTTCGCCTGTGTCCTCATCGACGAGAGCGCGAAGCGTTCCTTGGGGTGGCATATCTTCTTGCCACTCGGTGAGCCTGAACCATTCCTTGGGGTCTCCGTAGCTTCCTTGAATCGCATACTCGGTGGTCATTCCGGCGAGTAGTTTTCGTGCTTGTTCTGGTGTCATTTTGTGCTCCTAGTCGTCGTGTTCTTGGGGTGTTTCCCACGGGTTGCAGCAGTTGGTTGACCATCGGTTGCAGGTCAGACACGGCCAATCAGCGTCACGGTTCCGCGTCCGCCGGTCATCGACAGGCGCTTCACCGATGGAATACAGATGCAGCGCCCAGGCAACCGCGTCCTTCCAGCCTTGGAAGCGGGGCCATTCTGGGAGCGTCTGGGAGGTGTACTTGTCTTTGGTGTAGGTGGTGACGTTCCAAACACGCTGACCATCGGGGTCAATGTTGCTCCACACGTGTCGGTTGCTCATTTTTGCCCCCTAGCGTGCTCGTAGAGCGACCAGGACAGGCCGAGCGCCACCCATGCCCACATGCTGATATTCAGTGTCTTAAATCGGCTCACAGCGCATCTTCTCCGGTTTTGCCGTCCAACAGCTTCGCGAACGTCTCCAGGGTCATCGACACCAACTGCTGCGCCGAGTCGCCCTTGCCGTGGCGCTTATGGACAACCACGCCGATGTACGCGCCGTCATTGACCCGCTCGGTTTCCGCTTCGTTGATCCATGACCCGAGGTTCATGCGGGTGGTGTTTTTGCATTCGATGACTACGCGGTCGTTCCAGGGGGTGCGGACTCCGGCGATGTCTCCGCAGTCGTTGGCTCCGGTTTTGACTCGGCGGTCGATGCGGTCATCAACATGCGCGGCTAGATAGTCAGCTACTTGGCGTTCGAAGGCGGCTCCGGCTTTTTTGGCGGATGCCCTGTTTCGTCTCATTGTTTTCTCCTTGCATGAAAAAAACCGCGCTGCGAGAGCGCGGTCGATATGGGTTGTGTGGGCGTGCCAGTGGTGGCGCTGCTGTGTGTCGGGGTGGGTGTGTGGCGGTATGTCACCAGTGTCATGCCGCGGGATATTTACCGCTTCGGGAAGTCTTACAGGGAGCGAAGCGCAGCGAACGGAGTGAGCGGAGCGGAGCGAGCGGGGTTAACTATTAGCTTCTATTACTGCTTTGTATGACACCGGTGTCAGGTCGTTCGGTCACCGGTGTCAGGTCGTTCGGTCACCAGTGTCAGGTCGTGAAAACGCTACGGCATGACATCGGTGTCACCCCGTCATGGTGTTTTCAGACACCACACAATCGGCCTACGGTCGCTTCGAATCTTGCCGGCCAGACTCTGATCCCCACGGGCAAGAAACCCTTTTTCCTCCAACGAATTTAGAGCCCGGTACGCCGTCCGGTGGCTGATACCAATCGACTCTGAGATAGTCGCCGCAGACGGCCACGCCTGCTGCAGGCCGTCCCGCTCACTGGCCATATCCGCGAGCATGTAAAGCACTGCCCGCTCCGTAGTGGTAATACCTCTAACATCCTTAGTCACCCACCTGACGGCGGGAATACTCATACGGTGGCGTCACTCCTACCACGGCGGCTGAGCAGAGGAATCAAACCCCGCAGCAGTATTCGACGCCGCAGTGTCACGCCCAATCTTCGGCACCAAACTCACCGTGGAAGCCAGCAGGTCCAGAGAGACACCATCGCGGCCGTCCTTCGTCGTATACGGGCGCTGCTCAGCACGCCCGGTCACAATCACACGACGGCCCCGTGTCAACTGCTCAGACAGGCGCTGTAGATCTTCCCTGTCACTACCCCAGTAGGTGACGTTCCACCAGGTTGTGTTGGCCTCTTCCCAGGAATTGGACCGCTCATTAAACTGCGACCTGGTATGCCCAACCGAGAACGACACAACCTCTTTGCCGGACTGCGTGACCGCGTACCTCGCGTCACCACCCAGGTTGCCGCCAATAACTACAAGGTTCGGGTTACGCATTGTTGAGTTCCTCCCAACGTGCCTTAGCTGCCTGGCGAACCGTGTCGAACTGCTCCTGCGGCAGCCCGTCTTCCTTGGCGTCATTCATGATCTTGGTGACCTCATCCTGCGACTGGGCCTTCGGAATCTCGCTCAGGTACTCGTCGACAACAGCAGCTAACAGCTCCGGGTCATCATCAGTGATAACGTCCGCGTCCTGCGCCGGTTCCGGTTCTGGTTTTGGTTGGCGGCGTGCGTGGACTCGCTGTCGTGCCGCCTCCAACGCCCCCAACGCGCCACCTTGCTGGGTATCAACCCGTGTTGCCTCAGCACGCACCGGCTTATGCGCATCCGGTTCCGCTTCCGACACCAACCCCATCAATGCGCCTGGGGCGACGATACGGGCAAGCTCAGCCTGGCACTTCGCGCGCAGCATCTCACGCGGATTCGTCTTGTACTTCGCATTCCGCGTGTACCCTGCGCGTTCAGCGAGTTCCATCGTCCACGTGACACGCTCGACCTTGTCATCGCCTGGGCGGATACCGCACCATGTGACCGAGTCGTCGGTGGCCTCTTCTTCCCACACTCGGCAGCCAACGTTTTCTGCGACGGCAATCATCGCTCGGGCGTACATGCCAGTCTTGCCTTGGATGACGAAGAACGCTTCGAGTGCGCCGTCTGGGTCGAAACCAAGGGCTGTGCCGCGGATAATCGCTGCCGCGGCATCCATCGGCTTGTTCTTATAGATCGCTGGGCACGCTCCGGTCTTGGTGATGAACTCGGCGTAGTCGTATGCCATTTGCTTGAGCTCAGCGTGCTGGCGGAGTTTCTCGACGCCCTTCTGCATGAGCGTCTGCGCCGGCATTTGGGCACCCTGGTTTCCTGTTGTCGCTGGTAGGTTCATGGTTTCTCCTTCTGGGATAGGAAAACCCGCACTGTTTTCAGCGCGGGTAGTTGTGGTGGTTGGTTTCTGTGTCATTTATTTCTCCTCCGGTAGCGGCACGTGACGTAGCTGCACGCCCTTCTTCGTGGCGACACGCTTAGCGATGACGTACCCGTCCGGGTTGATGGCGGTCGCGGCAGCACCCATCGCTTCCAGTAGCTTCGCCCCGGCCACCTCAGCGTGCTTATCCGCCGTGCGCTTCATGCGGCCAGCAAGCTTTGCCGCGGTCTTGGTCTCGTCCCACTCGGTAGCGGTGGCATGGTCGATGGTCACCGGTGCGGCGTCATCGTCGATATCCGGGTGCCGGAGCTTCGCGATCTTGTAATCGTTCGGCGCCGTCGGGGCTGGTGGTTCCTCAAGCTCCAGGTGGTGTTCCGTCGACTCAACGAGCTCGACGGCGAACTCGGGTAGCCACGGCACTTCCAGCTGCTTCCACTCGTAGAACGGCCCGCACACCACGATCAGCGCAGACATCTGTACTAGCCCGGAGAACAACATCTCGATGGTCTCTTGGACGAGCCAATCCGCTGGAATCGTCTCCGGCGTCAGATTCTGATACTCCTCCCAGTCACTAACAGTTTTGAACTGCACGCAACGGGAATGCTTCGGGCTACGGACGTGGCCTTTCCTGGTCGCGATGCGGTCAAGCGTGGCAGCGTTAGGGAACGGTAGGTGCGGGTTGGTGACCTGCACCTCTCCCCTTGATATTCGCCAGTCTGGGTTCTTCTGCGCCCACCAGTAGGCCAGGGCATGCTCCATCGCGTGGCCAGTCAAGAACCGGTCCTCCATGCCGGAAGGCTCAACCCTGATGCCCCGCATCGTGTTCCACACGCTGTATGGCGTCGCGTAGGCGGACTCGCCGACGATGCCGGCGACCTTCGACGCAGTGACCAGGCGAGCCCACTCTGGTGTGCCGGGTGGCGCCGGGTCTTTCACCACGTGCAGCCGGTTGGGGATTTGAAGCTGTGTCACTCCTCTCCCCTTTCGGCTAGGTTCGCTGATTTGATCAGGGCGGTTCCGAGCCAGCGAGCTTCTGCTGAGGTCATATCGTGACTGTTGTCACCGAAATAGACAGACACCGGGCACGTGACCTTCTGACTGGTAGCAGTCACAAACACGTCCTCATCGAGAAAATGCTCATCGATAACGACATCGCCACTACGATTCCTGTAACTCTGCACGACAGCTCCTTTACAAATTGGAGATAAAAATGACAATCAAAATGAATGCGACCACCGCGGTCGAACAGCCGATAGACACCGCGATGTCAGACACGTCGTCTTCGGGATAATGCCTTCCAGCCGGCGGTCGGACATCGGGGAATTCAGCAGGATTCATATGGATCTCCTGGGATTGGCGCACCACTGATGATGTGCTGATTGATGAGATAGGTCATGTGGCGGCGCCCTGCGTCGGTTAGTCGCCCTGTTGTGGGGTCTGCCCAGCCGCGCTCATACAGCAGCCGTTTGAGTGCGGGGTGGCAGCCGACACCGGGGCGGGCGTACTCGTCGTAGAGCGCGCGGTGCGCCAGGTGCTCCACGTAGGCTTCTTTGCTCACCGGTCACCGCCCTGTGGCTGGTCGGCGTCGATGAGGTCACCACAGATGCGTGTGACGACCTCGGGTAGTACCCGGCGGGCTTCGGCAATGCGGCGCACAGTGCCGTGGGAAGACAGTCTTTGGCGGCGGAGCTGCCGGTAGTCACTACGGATCTGCACGCGCTCGGCATCGGTTAATCGGCGAATTGTCATGGTCTCACCCCGTCATACTCAACCCACGTGGCCCACACGCTCCCATTCACTCGGGAAGCACGGAAATGGCCGCCAGGCATCCGCCACGCAGCGCCCTTAGTAATTGCCCGGGTAAGACGTGCCACCTCTGACGCCTTTTCCTCACCAGTCAGTGAATCCCAACGTGGATTAATCAAATCCGGGGGCAGCTGCGCCCACCGGCCAGCGTTAGCCTGCAGTGCTTCAGCAAACTCGCGTAGCTCTGCTGTGAGCTCCTGTCTGCGGTTCACGCTCCGAGGAGGCTCATCGAAAAACTCGAATTGTCGCGGTGCCATGGTCTCCTCCTTCATTCGCAGGTGACGGCTTGTTATTTGTCCGTTAGTAATCAGGCCGAGGTGGTGGGTGCATTTCCCTTTGGCTGCGGGTAGTCGGTGGCAGCCGGGTATGGTGCAGGTTTTCTGCCGGGTCATGGTTTTCATAGGCACATCACCAGCGCGAGGAAGATAATCAACCCCCACATGATGCAGAACACGGTCGCCCAACCGTCCCACTTCAAGGCACGCGTTTCGATACGACGCGGCCTGCGGGTGTAGAGCTCGAGCAGGTCAGGCCGCTCATCAATCGGGCGCTTAGTCGGCACACGCAAATCACACGCATCCACCAGGTCAAACAAATCATCATGCTGGCTCATGCTGCATCACCGCCGTAGAACTCCAGGCCGCGGGCAAAAGCGGGCACACTGGACGCTGGAATCTTCCAACGGCCCCGTCGAGTGCGCTGCGTCGCTCCCGGAATCTCGCGACGCCGGCAAGCCTCGCGGACGGTTTCTGGGTGACAGTTCGCAGCCTCCGCGAACTCATCCGGGGAAAGATACGTAACCCCTGATAAAGTTTTCATTGCTACCCCTCTCTAGGTAGTAAAAGAAGCCCCTCGTTTCCTGGTTGCAGCAGGGACGAGGGGCGAGTTTTGAAAGTTGAAGGTATGGATCTCTCTGCTTGGGTATCTGCAGGAGCGGCTGTTGTTTCGGCGGCCTTCGCCGCTGTTTCTGTCTGGCAATCTTCACGAGCACAGACGCTTAATGCTCAAACCGCTGATGCTTCTAAAAAGCAGGCGCATGCGGTTGCCATGAAGGAAGCCAGAATTAATCAGCGCCTTCATGTTGATTCCACAGACCACAGCACACTGCGGATTTGGAATCCTGGAATAGCTGATTTAGACCGCGTAATTGTCGAAAACTACGCAGTCGGCAAACACCCGTTAGAGATTAGGAACCTCAGCGCAGGCGAATTTAAAAGTGTTCCTTTGATTAGGCGGCCTGTTTCAGGGGATGACCTCCGGTGCGAGGTCTACAGAAAAGGCGCCAGCCTACCCGACCGACAGTGCTTTGATTTCTCTGACATTGGGATTCCAACAGTGAGACCACCGAGTTTTTAACGTCGGTGTTTCATTGCGAAATACCCGCTGATAAATGCACTAATTACGCTGATAATTGCTGCGACGATAGACATTCGTCCTCCTTTACTTTTTGTGGTTTGGTAGGGCGCGCAGCTGTGGCTCGCGTGCTGAAAGGCTTCACGCGGGAAGGTT